TTTTCATAACTTTCATTTAAAGAAGGTAAAGAAAGTGCTTTTAATCTTTTGTTCCATTCATTTTTTACTATTTCAATATCACTATCTGATAGTTTAACATAGTCTTTAAGGTAATTATTAACTACATCTTTGAATGGTTTTTTCTCTTTTTTAGCTCTTAAATATAATCCCTGGAGGTTAGCATCTATTTCTTTATCAAGGTTAAGATAATCAACAAATGATTTTGATGTTTCTGCTTTGGCTCTCTCAATTGTATCTAATGCTAATTGTTTACCTGGTTTAACATTTATACCTGCTTGAGTTTGGTGTTCTATTTCGTGTCTAATAATTTCTATTAAGTCATTATATATTCTTTCCCATGATTGCGGTAACATTGCTTTAGGAATAATAAATACAACTCCAACTTCACCTACAGCTCCTTTAGAATAACCATTTTTATAAAAATCTCCTTGAGGTATAAAACTAGCTTTACCAATATAGTTAAATTCTAAATCAGAATATTCTAAATCTTTACCTGGACCTACTTCAAATTCTACTCTGCTGGTTTGTTCATTATATTCAAAGTCATCTTTCCAAGCATTAATAGTATATTTTGCTAATTGTCTGGTTATAGCATCATATCTACCTTCAGTTAATTTTTCAGACTCTAATAAAAAGGAAATACCCATTAATGTTATTTTATTATAAATATTATAATATTTTATTATTTTATGCTATTTCATAGCTTCTATTCCAATCAAGAAATATAGTTTGAGACATTATTTAGTTATTTCTAATGATTCTAATAAGTTATAGATATATTCTTTTTCTTTAATGTTTGGAATTAATTTAAAGAATTCTTGTTTATCTTTATTAATTAGTGCTTCTCTTGCTTTTGTAGCACTAGTAGATAATTGTGTATTTACTATTAATGGTTTAATATTAGGATATTTAGTCGCTGAATTTAATCTGTTTAAATCTTCTGTACTTTCATCTCTTAATCCTACAGCTAAATAATAAGTTTGATCTGGAGTATTCTTAGCTAATGAATATGTTGTTCCTACAGGAGATTTATCAGCTATTTGTATTGTTACTTTTTTACTTTTTAAATAAGGTTTATAAATTTCCCATATTTTTTTAGACATTTTAGCATCTATTCCTTTTCTTGGATTGGGTGATATTAATATTAATAGTTGATCAATGTCTGGATTATCTAATATATTTTGGGCTACTGTAAAGTGTCCTAAAGTTGGAGATTTAAAAGCTCCAGGAAATATAGCTATTCTTTTATTATCCATTAATGAATGTGTTTATTATATTTGTAACTGATTCTGGTGGTGTAAAATCTGGTTTGTTTTTAACTAAATCTTCAATATCTCTATTAAGTTGATTTTTTTCTTCTTGAGACTTAGCTATTTCTTCTGGAGATTTAGGTTTGCCTGATCCTTTACTTGTATCAAAGTATTTTTTCTTTATTAAATCCAAATCAAAATCCATTGAATCCTCTGGATTGTTATTGATTAGTATAAAATTATTTCCAAATGCTTGTTTGAAAGTTTCAATGTTTTGATTAACTCCTCTCCATGATTTCAAAACAATACCTGATGGTAAACTTCTATCTCTATTTTTATTTCTTTCTAAAGACACCATAGGTGAAACATAAACCATTAACATTAATATTTCATATCCTAAATCTTCTAATTCTTTTTTCTTTTTTAATAATGGATTAGCAGCTGCTCCTGTACCATCAATTATTACATTTTTAAGACCTTGAGTTAATTCAGCGTATTTTTCCTTTGTTATTTTTTGAGCTTGAGCCATCATTTTAGCGGCTTGACTTAATTCATCAGGACCAAAATCTTTAATATTTGTACCTAAACCTGATTTCTTTAATAACTCTTCATAAGTATCATCAATATTAATAGTTGTAAACCCTTGTAATCCTAAATTTTTTACTGTTGTGGTTTTACCTGAACCTGCGGGGCCAGCTAGAAATATTGCTTTTGGCTGATCTATTGCTTCTTTTAAAAGAGATATTAATGATATCATTTTATAATAAATATTATAAGTTTCTTTTAGCTGTTGTTCTAAATTCTGTGAAAATAGGCGCGTCTTTTGGATTTTCTAAGTCAAATAAGCGTCTAATTGTTTTAAAAATTTCAATATTTTCATCTATTGTTCGAGAAGCTTGAACAACTTCCCAACCTTTTCCAGTCATTTTTTCCTTATTTGCCTTTCTTTTTGATGATTTTAACCAAAGAATACCAGTTTTTTGTATATCTCTACCGAAACATTCCTTATAACATTGAGAATAAATAGCTGTTTGTAATTCATATGTTGGTTGTACATGGTTTGATGTTTTAAAATCAATAATCCATTCCTCACCATCAATTTCACATACTAAATCACAAGTACCTGCTACTTTATAAATGTCTGAGAATAAATGTACTTCTGTTTCAATTAATTTTGGGTTATGTTGTTCCCAAAAATCAACAAAACGTAAAAACATTTGCCAAATATCAGGATTATATTGTGGATAACCTTGGTGATTTAAAAATTTCATTTCCTCACCATTTAGATAATCTTCAATCATATTGTGGACTTGTGTACCTTCTTCAGCTGCTTTCTTTACAATATATTCAGAAGCATAACCTACTTTTTTTAACCAGTCCTCAAAATGTTTTCCTTTAGGATAATACCCTAAAACATAAGTTACTGATGGATAATATTGTCCATTTCTTCTATAATATCGTGAATCAGGTAATGTAATTTGAGCATGATCTTCTGATATTTCTAAAATTCTATTGTATGAGTGTTTAATTTGTTGGCTCATAATTGAAATAATTTTTTCTCAAGTAAATCTGAGAATGTTAATGGTAGTGTGTTTTGAATTAATTTAGTAAAATGTTCAAATCCCATTTCACTTGGATCTTTATCATCCATTTCTACAAGATATACTTCTTTACCTTCATTAATTAGTTGTTCACAAAAATCTAACGCTTTTTTAATTGCGTCTTTATCTAAAGCTATATATATTTTATCCACTTGTGATGTTACAAGTTTCTTCATTAATGTTGATTGTATATTTTTTCCTAATAGCGGTATAACGTTTCGTTTAATGGCGATCGCATCAAACATGCCCTCACACAACACAATTGGAGAACTCCAGTTTATAAACAGTTCTAGAGGGATAATATCTCTTGATACATCTGGATTTTTATATTTACTTGGATTGTTAGGATCAAATGTTCGTGCTGTGAAATAATTTAAACTACCACTACCATCATATGAAGGAATAATAACTCGATTAGAATATTTTCCTCCATCACAGAATCCTATATTGTATTTAACAATATCATCATGAGTAATACCTCTATCATGTAAATATTTTAAAGCGTGTTTAGCTATAATATCAGATGAATTGGGATTTGATAATGATTTGAATTCCTTAGGTAATGATGCCTTAGTATTAACTGTAATTTGTGGACCTTTTTTAGTTGTTGATTTTAATATAAATCTCAACTCACCTAATTTATCAGGTTCAGCTTCTATCTTTTTGAATAGATTTATTAATGATCTACCTTTAGTTCCACACACCCAACAATTCCATGGAAATTCATTTTTATCATTGGGTGTGAAATTAACCTCTAATTTAGGTTTATGATGTTTACAAAAAGGACAAGTATACGCTCTATTGTTTTTAGATGTATTCTTGCCACGGCCTAAAACATTATCTACTAACGTTACTAGTATTTGATCTACCATAACATAAAGATAAGAAAGAAATTTTGGAAAACCAAACCTTACATGAAATCTTTTTGGTAGTATTTTCCAGCTACGTTATCATTAAAAAATTTACCTGGGGTTTCTAATACCTCATGTTTGAAAAGATATTTGGTTTCATAATAAGATAATAATTTTTTCTTAGATACAAACATTAATATTTCTCTACTAAAATTATCTTTTTCACCATTTTTGATCATTTCTACAATCATTTTTGATGAACCATAATATGTTTTCCAATCTGATTCTTTGGTAACAACTTTAGTAGTTGGTTTTCTTCCTGGTCCTGTTTGCTCTGCTAATTCCTTTTTAGTTAGTTTTTTCTTTTGGTTATGATAAAGAACTTTCTTACCAATGTAAGATGTTCCTGTAGGTTTGTATGTCACCATATATATAAAACCAAAAGTATTTTGAGGCATATCCTCAATAGAGGATATCTCTTTATTTTCGTATAACCACATATTATCGATCTAGATTTATAATTATATTTGTGTCTGTAATATCAGATAAAGGTAAAGGTGTCGCCAATTTAGCTACAGCTAACAATTCATAAAAATCATTATATAAACCTATACTAGTAACATAAGGATTAAATGAGGCACTAGTAGCATAACCATATATTGAACCGTCTGTACTACCTGATATTAAACTTGGGTTTTGAGAAAAAGTAAATTCATTAGCTCTAATAGTACATTTATATTGAGTTTCATATATATCAAAAGATGAACTAAATGAACATATAACATTAGATGAACTAACAAAATTATTTATAACAGGGTTAGAAGCAGATGTTAATGTTATAATACCATGACTGTAAAATATATTACCAACTATATTTGATCCTGAGTTTAAATTTCCATCACCATCATCTGTATATATTCCTAAAGAACTAGAATAATAGAATGATTTAGGTTGAATATTATTTCCAAATAAACTTACTGGTATAGATATAACTCCAATTAAACTATTAGAAGATGTTGGGAAATATCTACCATAAGATACCGTAGATTGTAAATAATTATCAAAAAACGGACTATAATTTGGTGATCCTATTAACCTATCTCCAGCTTCATCAGCTCCAGGAATTAAACTAGCAGTTAAAACAGGACTACCATAACTACCACTTAAATAATTTGAATAATATAATTCTTTTATGGAATTATATATGCATCTTTGATATTGAGATGATACTTGTCCTGTAGTTAAGTCACTACTTGATATAAATAAACTACTAGTGTTTCTACCTAAAAATCTATCAATGGAAACAGTTGATGCTGTCATAGCAGCTGCTCCATTAAAAGAAAAACCCTTATTAACTGTAAATGGAGTTACAATTACATCAGATGCTAGAAATTGTTTGAATACACCCATTCATTAAAAGTCTAATTTTATCCTAACAAGTGCTTCTTTTGTGAAATCTTTCAATAGAGGACGTGACATTTTAGCCACAGCGACAAGATCATTAGAATCATTATATAATCCTACAGTTGTGATATAAGTTTGAGGATTTAAAATAAAATCATCATAAACTACTTCACCTGTTGAACCAGAGATGAAACTTGGATTTTCAGTATAATTAAATTCAGCGTTTCTAGCCCTAATAAATATATAATCTGAAGATATAGTTTCTTGGGAATTTAATTTAAATGTTGCTGCTGTTGAAGCTGATATAGCTTGAAAAATTCTTCTATTATTTAATCCAGGTGCATTTAATGATCTACTAACATTTAAACCTATACCTCCTACTGCTAAACTTCCAGTTAAAGCTACAGGATTTAAAATAATAGTTCCTATATCTGGTAATAACCAACCATAAGATCCAGAATTCAATGACCATCCATCAGTTGTAGTAGCTGCTGTGGTCACTTTAGAACCAGCTGATCCTGAAATTAAGTTATAAACTCTACCAGCATCAGTAAATGTTGTTGAAGCTACAACTTGAGAATCATCAGTTAATGAAATCACACCTAAAGAGCCAGATAATTTTAATGTTAAAGAACCAGGAAAAATAGATTCTTTATATCTAGCTCTATCTATAGATAAAGCCCAAAAATCAGATGATGATTGATTTCCAAATATAAAAGAAGAATTTTCATCACCCAAAACTAATGTTCTATATTGACCATAAATTGTTTTAGTTGGACTAACTCCAGGTACAGCTGAGTTATAATAAGTACTACCACTTCCGTCTTTATTTCCATAAGCTACAGCAAATTGAATAGCAGCATTTGGGTCAGTTGAAGCTGTTTGGTAAACATTTAAATAGTAATTACCTGATGAACCTGCCTCTTGAGTTGAAGAAGTGAAAAAAGTTGTTAATGTAGGAGTACCACCAGACCACAATGTAGCGGAGATAGAGTCAGAACTTACAACAAAATCTTGTGGGTCTAATCTTTTTAAAGCCATAATTATATATTAATTTTAGGATACTTTAGTTATTGTTATAGGGATGTTCAATCTAGCGCCACTATCATTACCAATTACAGTTAATGTAGCATACAAAGCAGTATTAGAACCAAATAATGTATTTACAGTTGTAGCTCTTAAGTTAATACTAGAACCAATAACTGTTTTGGATACAGTTGTTCCTATAGTTGTAGTTGAATTTAAGTTTTGAGCTTGAGTTGTATTAATTCCTACACCCTCATAAGTAGCGAACAATCTAACATCAGAAACTGTAGCTGTATATCCTGAAGTTTCTCTTAAAGCTGTATTTCCTAAATAATTTAAAGTTTGAGGTGTTATAGAAATTGAAGCTCCTTGTTTTAAAGTTATAGATGAATAACCTAAATCTAGAATAGGTAATTTAGCTGTACCTCTTGGTAATGTAACTAATTTATATTTCATCATTTGTCCATCTTGAGGAAATGCTTCTAAAAGAGGCATATTTTGAATTGCTTCTCCATAATAAGCAGAACCAGATGGGTGGTTAGGATTGTATAAAGTGTAATCAATTTCATCATCTGCTAACCCAAATTGTGTAATTCTAAAGGAACCGTCATTTCTAGCTAACAACTCTCTTCCTTTTGTTGTAAGAATAGCGTCTACTGTTACTACGGTATTATTTAAATATCCCATATTTTGTTTTTATTTATAAATATTATTAATTTTAGTTTTTTATTCATTAGTTGTATTTGAAGATCCAGCATTAAGTGTAAACAATTTGTTACTTTCTAATGTTACTCTCATTCTTTCAGTTATAAACTCAGGATGTATTAAACCTCCAGGAGTACCTCCCGAAGCTTTTACACCTTCAAATAAAATATAATTAGGATCTTTAACATATCTTCTAATTAAAACTGAATTAGCATTAACATTTTGTTGTAATGGTGGTTGAATGTATAATTTTAATCTACCATCTTGTTGAGACCCAGGCTCATCTACTCTATATATAAAGTATGTTTTTGATTCATCATTTTCAAATCTAATTTCATCTCCAACTTCAATTTTAAATGGA